GCACCGCTTGTTGCGTTAGCACCAGCAGTTACCTCGTAAGTATTCTTATCAATAATACGAGATATTGTTCTTGCACCATTGATGTTGTTTGCCCCTATACCGCCAACACCACCAGCATTAGCAATCGTAATTGAAGCACCAGAACTCAAACCATGTAAGGCATGAGTAATTTCTATTTTGTTTGAATTATTCTTTGTTTCAATAGCATCTACATCTAACTGCGCTTGAAGCGTGCCAGTAATATCAGCGGTAACAGAAGTGCCGCTAGTAAATCCTGTTATCTCTGCCTCTGCCTCACCAATCAACAGCTTCACGCCAACATGATTTGCTGTGAAGTATGAAGCGCTGGAAGTTAAGGTAGCGCCAGTGCCAGAAGTAGCGCTGGAAGAAAGTGTGACGCCATTTGGTTGGAAGTTGTAATACGGTTGTAATTCTCTGCCATCAATTACAGAGGTGTCAAATTGAAAGGTTCTTACCTCAAAGGTGGTAAGTCCAGTTCTGACAAGCATTCTACAAAGAAAATCACCATGAGCGATAAACATAAAATCGCCTCGGTGTGCATAAGTAAACTGATTGAGATTATCATTGTCGATAGGCAAATTGTTGCCATCCACATCAGTAGTAACAGTCTGAATGTGGGAAACCACGTTGGTTGACGCGACGATGCGGAAGATATCAAGTTGACCACTAGAGAAAGCGACAATGTATTTCTCATCATCAGAAAAAACAAACGGCTCAATTCTTATCTGCTGAAGCAGAGAACTATTATAAGTGTGTGTAAAATTATATATACGTTCAGTAGCAGGGCGCTTGATCACCCCTCCTTCTGCACGAATGAAAAAGTTTTTTACAGTCTCAGCCGCCTGATTATACACAGCGCTGTCTGTTCTTGAGGTAAGAGAAGGGTTGATTTCACCAAAGGAAAAGTTGTTTAGCGGTACACGAATACGCGGCATCAGCTTCGCCTTTCAGAAATAAACCTCGATGTAACCAGTTTGCGTGTTGTCTGTTGCTGGGAGTCCAGAGTTTTTGCCTGTTGCATTAACTGCAATGCCTTGCGCTCCATCATGCTAGACATCGCCTCATCTCTTGCAATCGCCAGCGCAAATGAAGCGGCAAGAGAATACTCAACAGCTAATGTAAAGTAACTAGGAAAATCTTGTTCCTTTGCTCTAAATGTATAATCAGCTACAACATCGTTAGTTGTGCTGACATCGTGATACAGCTTGTCGCCATAAACAGTGTATTCAATTAATCTATCTTCAATGGTAACAGCGTGAAGCATGAGCATGTCATGCGGAAGCTGGTAAGCAATATCAAACCTGCCTGTCGGCGCGGCTGATAGTTTGTTCAATGCCGCTTGGTTTGTAGCAAAGCGCCATCTACTCGTACACAATGCTGTACGCACTGTATCCTCATACAAGTTTGAAGCCACAAGGGCTTCAGTGCTGTCGGCAGAAAATGATGTGATTGGTTCTGCACCAATCAAAATCAATCCGCGTGACGCTATATCTATTCCTGAGTTCGCTACCGTTGACATGTGGTGATGGGGGGCCGAAGCCCCCCAATCCCTTAGTTATTATCTAGGACTTCATAGATACCGTTGTCGTCAATAACAACAGCACCCATTGACATCATAGAAGTAGCGAGATGCGCGGCCTTCTGCGGCACATAGTTAATCTCAGTTTGAACATCTGAGTTGATGCCCAAGCCAACAGCAGAAGTGTGGTAAGCGATATTCTTACCAGCAGTAACTGCTGAAGTTGAGAAAATCTTAAAGCCTAAGAATTCCTTCATTGTCATGCCGCCAGCATAAGGCAGGTTCTGCTCACCTACGAAATCGCTTGAAGCAAATTCGTTGATGTTGAACAGGTCTGCATAACCAGCAGGTGACATTGCTAAGTAACGCTGACCATCTTCTGGAAGGTCGGCAGTGCCAAATGTTTCAAACAACTCTAGCAAATCCGCTTTATCTACTGCGGCGGCAGTTGAGTTAATCTGAGTTGAGTTAGCACCTGCGTCCATAGCAGTGTACAGAAGATCGTCAGTCTTACGACCAAGTGCGGCGGCGGCTGATTGTGCCACTGCCTGACGCTCATCAATGTTGATTTTCAATTCATCGAGCTTGTCGATGTATTCTGCGGCATAGAAGTCTGCCATGGTTGCTTCTACATTTGTATGTACAAGTTCCATAGCGGTTACATCGCCGTTACGAGTTTTGGTTGAAGCAGTGCCAGAACCGATTTTCTGGAAGCGAACTACGCTACCACGAACATTGCCTACTGTACGCACAGTGTTACGGAGTTTAGACCCCATGCGCTGATAAGCCATGTGAACTTCGGTTTCAAACTGCTTGATGAAAGCAATATCAATAGTATTAGCCATTTCAAGAGTCCTTTAAGAAGAGTTCAATTACAGTTCACAGTTGTCCGTTTCGCTCTTCGTCCAGTTGTCCCGCAGGGCTGTCAGTTAGAAACAGGCTGTATGCTATTGAAATCTCACTTCAATCGATTCATCGCAACGCACAAAACGAATACAGGAATAGCCGTTGATAACAGTTGCCTCTTCAGCAAATGCAAAACCCAACCAATCCAACCATTTAAGAGTTTTGTGGTGGTCAACAGGCACAACATTTTCTAACAAATCATATTGAGCAGATATGTATTCAAACATATCTTTGCTGGCTTTTAAGAACTTGCGGGGTTGCTCATCAATTACAGATGAACCAAGGAACCAAATTGTAGCGCCAATAAAATCTTCTGCCGCCATAAAAGGTACAACGCCAAACATACATACAGGCTCGTCTTTATACATGCCTGTCCATGTGTGTGCGTCTTTGATGCGAAAGGGCGCATGAAGCGCCCTCCACGGTGTTGAAGAATGTATCATACATTCACGAACATCTGATGGCCTCAACCTGTGTTGAAGATAACCAGCATGTTCTACCTCTGCTTTTACAATCTTAACGTCACCCTCATGGTGAAAGCAGTTAACGGTAGAGTTTGGAAAAGCCTTCTTGGACTTTTTGGACATAAGCGTTATCTCTCTTTGCTGGGTTCCAGTAGCGTTCATCTTTCATCATTGATTGCAAATCACCTTCATTAATAGGTGCAATGCCACCAGTGTTGTTTGCCATCGAACTAGAGGACATCTGGTTCATCAGATATTCCAACGCTTCAATGCCACCTGCTGTAGAACCAAGAGAGAGAATGGCGTCAGCATGTTCTTCAGGAAAAAACTTCTGCGACCATAAATCTACAGCCTGAATACGCGCATCAGCATTTTCACCGAGTGCTGCTTTTTCTGCTTCAAGGTCAGGCTGTGTACCTTGCAATGCCTGTGCGTACATCTTAATGCCATCTTCAAACTCTTGCTGGCTGTACGCATTCTCAAACGCATGGTTTGCCCACCATTGAAATAATTCGTTATCGTTTACTTCATTCTCGTTTAACTCTTCGGGAACAACATAATCACCAACGGTAGCTGGCCTGTTTGCCAATGCTTCTGCTTCAAATTCTTTTACAAGAGATTCACGCAGTTCATCTTGTGATGTACCCAGCTTGCTCTCAAGCTGAGAATATGAGGATGCTAAATCCTCTGGTGTATTAAACTTCTCTGGCAACCACTCGGGGCGTTCAGACACAGGTGCTTCTGAAGCTTCTACAGCCACTTCCACATTATCTGTTTCACTCATTTGATTTCACCTTTTCGCCGTGTTTCATTCGCCTCTCAATGAGGCCTACGAGGAAACGCTGACCTTCCAGATGTCGGAGTTCAGCGTCACTTGCGCCACCACCAGTTACGGCTTCAATGGTGATAGAGCGCAAATACTTTAACGTCTGCTTGCCTGTCGGCGTTCTAAACAGAGCGTGCATGTTTTGTGAGATTTGTTCGTCCTCAGATTTAGGGCGAGGAAACCCGTCAAGACCTAGGTAGTTCGACATTAGCCTGTTGCTGTTGTTGTTGGAAATTTTGTGCCGCTTCCATTAGCTGTTGGCGCTCCACCCCATCTCTTACCAAGCTGTCTGGCACGCCAAACTTCTTTGCAAGATACACCGCAACATCATCAGATTTTACTAGCAGGTTAAGTATCTCTGGCCCGAATGTGCCGCCTACCATCTGAAGATAACGAGCAACAGAAGATATATCTTGGTTAGCTTGCGCTTGTGCCAAAGGAGATACAGAACGTACCTTTACTTCTCTGCCGTTAATGGTTGGTAGTTCTATTCTGCCCTGCTTCTTCAGAATAAAAACTACCCGCTGTAATATTGGCGCAACCATCTCAGCTTGCAATCTGCCAAACGCAGAACCAATACGCCGAGATAGGTCAGCCATGCGCTCTGCCACTTCAGTAGCAGATGCAGGTGTTTTGTTGGGGTCGCCTAGCATGTCGTTATACAACGCACGCTTAATGTTTGTTCTCATATCGTTAAGAACAAGATTGGCAACATTAAAATCCCCAGCCGCCTTGATAGGCTGTAGACCAGCAGACCCCATAGCTTTTGGAATGATAGTTCCCGGAACGAGGTTGATTGTATCTGTGTTTACAACACCATCATCATCCATCTGATAAATACCAGAGATAGCCATCTGCGCGTTCTCTAATATCAATTCGATTGTAAGGTTGGTAGTTTTGATAGCGCTCAGAGCGTTGACCAGTGGGCCACGCCCATATACCTCACCTGCCGCTTTAGACCAGCGAAAACAGATAAAGGGATTAGAGCCGAGGCCATCAAATCTTTCGTGGTAGATTATCGCTTTATCTTCAACATCCACGACATAAAAATCGTGAGCCTCTTCATTAAGCTTGTCGTAGTTTCTACACACAACCTCAATAATCTTGCACTTGCTGTCAGGATTGTTTGCGGCCTCTCGAGCCATCCGTTCCGACATGATGCCCTTAGGGTACGCAATAAGTATCTCTGATATCTTAAGAGAGCGCTCTCTAAAGACATGATCGATGCGGTCATCCGCACCTGTATCAAGAACCACAGACGGAAGCGGAATCGCGTTGAAACGTACTGGATTGATTGCGTCACCTTCTTCACAAAGCAGGACGCCAGTGCCAACAGCAAGGTCCATAAAGCTTTCATGCACCTCTTGCCCGAAGTTAGAGTTCTGGAGGACTTCAAACACATATTCAGTTACCTCATCTAACTGATTGTTAACCTCGTCAACTTGGTCGGGTGGTATCTCTGAGCCAGCAACAAAATCAGCCCAACGTGCAAAGTTCGGCACTAAACCAGACTGCAATCTGCTTGCGAACTCTTGCGTGCCTACAACAGCAGTCTCGTCAAAGATGCGGTCATCTCTGCGCTGTCCTGCTGTTTCATGGTAAAAACTCTGCCGCATGGGCAGAGCATACTCGTAGCACTCATCAAAGAGAGGTTCGAAGTTTGTGCGTGCGTGTTTAGCACGTTCATACTTTTGGAGCAGACGTTGAGCGATAGCGCCGTGCATTACAGAGTTCCATCAAAGTAACCTGCGCCGCCCTTGCTACCTGTTAGCAAAGATACGCTACCCATACCGCCACGTTTTTGCTTAATGGCTCTGTCTAGGGCTTTATCTTTATTCTTTTGCCGCTTTTCAGTTTCAACGGCCTCTTGGTTTTCGCGCTCAATCTCAACATTTGGATCAACAGCAGGTGCTTTTGGCTTGGCAGGTGATGGTACGCACATAATAAATTCTCCAATCTACTTTGTGATATGGTTTGCGAGTTTGCAGAGCAACGCACAAAACTACATCCTCGACCAAAGACCTGCTCTTCTGCTCTTTGGTTTGCGTGAAAACACATCATATTCTTTGCGTGCTTGGAACGCTGATGTAGCGCTAGCCATGTTCTGCATGATAGCCCTGCCCTCACCTGCACCCAGCATTAGATATTGCACTGCATCATGGATGTGCGAGAAATGGTTCTTTTCTGGCTTATCATCATAGCGCTCGCCTGATACCTGCAATCGCCTGTACTGGTAGCCACCTTCAAAACCTTTGATGATAGTTCTACAGCGAGGGTCAATCAAAAGCCCAGACTGACCGTCAACCATCCGCCCCAATGGTGCTGAAACTGATTCCAGCCTAAGAGACACATCGTTTGATGGCGCTGGACGAGCATTAAGCCCTGCGCTTCGTAATATCTGGAACGGTGTAGATTCATCTGTTTGGGCGCGAAAGTCGCCAGCAGGATCACCAAATATGATGACCTCTGAAGCGGAGTAACGTGTTGAGATTTCTTGGCGGAGGACTTCGCTGAACTTTACGATGCCCATGTCGAATGCTACTATCTCCTGTAATATGAGCCAGCGTCCACGCACTTTTTGTCCGAACACGCCAGCAGGTGTAAGCCCAAAATCTATACCCAGATAAACAGGTACACCCGCCGCAACAGGTATCTCTTCTTTGGCAACATGCACATCTGCCGCAAACATAGGGTAAACAGGTTTACCGTCTTTGATACTCCCAAGGCGGTTCATCACATACACATCTATCCAACTCTTCGTCTTGCCCTGTACGATATTCGGATAGTAATCTTTCCTCATATTGTTTCTGTTTTCTGCGTTCTCGTTTGGCGAATATTTTGTGACGTTCCCGCCCTCGTCCTTTTCCTCCACCATTCCTTGAGGCTGGGTGAAGAACTCCCAGTTGTCGGGTTTCACCAGCATCTTTGCTTCTTCTTTTGGAATGTGATCTGGTATCGGAACTTCCCCTGACATGATAGGCCACCAATGGTCCTCCTCTGGCGCGTTAGTATCTGCAATCACACCTGTCCAAGTACATCCGCCATCCTTCATAGAAGGGAAACGACCTACACGCATTGAACACGCATCAATAATAGATTTAGGAATTTCACGCGCTTCATTTACCCAGATGCCTGTTAACTCTAATGAGAGCAACTTCTTCACATCCTCTGGCCTATCGAGCGCAAGAAAGATAACTTCCAACTCTAAGTCTGCACGCTTGATGTTATGCGTATAAGGTACAGACCATTGGAACTTGCCCCACTCATCTTCAGGGAACCAATCGAGCCAAGTTTTAATTGTGGTAGTTTTTAGCTGTGGGTTGGTGTTACGAATAACCGCCCACCTAGAACGGCGCACGCCATTCTTATCTTTCTTCTGCTGTAATGCGCGTCTGAACAATTCAACACAACAGCAAACAGATTTGCCAGAGCCTACAGGGCCACGCAATAATCTGAAGAACACTTCGCTCTTCATAAAATCTTTGAGCGTTTGACCGTCAGGTTTATATTTAAATGTTGTCAACTTTATTATCCTTACCGAATTTAATCATGCGCTCGATTACATCTGGCGCAATTACTGAGATAACCTTGTCGGCTTCTCTGTCGGTCTGGAATTCGTCTGGGTGGTAGGCAAGATGTACTCTCTTCACAATGTTGCGTAGAAGAGTGCGCTCATCTTTATTAATGGTATGCAAAAAACTCATGTGCGATGTGCCTTTGTTTTTTTAGCGATGGATTGAGGTTGGCGGGAATGCTGTTTGCCAGCTTTAATAGCTTTGCGCTTGGCGGCTGTAGATGCCGCGTACTCTGCTGATGAAAGAGATTTGATAGCGCTTGATGGCAGGTAGCGCTCACCTGTAGCGCCTTTACCCTGTGTAGAGTTTTTACCAGATTTGGTACGCCACTTTTGTTTAGTCCAGTTACGCAGAGAAGCTTGTGAAGGTCTTAAACCCATGCTTTTTTCCTCGCTATAAAGTATGCAAACCCTATTACGAACAAGGCCGAAATTAAAATTAATGCAAATATGCCTATGGCTTCTTTGAGTTCTTCTTTCTTTCTTGCCTGTTCACGCAGAGCAATTTGTCTTTGTTTGCGTGCCTCTGCCTGAAACTTTACCCAATCAGGCCACAGACCCGCCCTGCCGTATAACTGCATATAGCTTTGCAGATCTGCCTCTTGCTTTTTAATTTTCTCAAGAGCCATAAACTCCTCGAAATCATTGCCGAATACACTAGCTTTCTTCTTGCGTTGTTTGTTCTGCAATTCTTCTTTGGCATTTACAAAATCGGATATAGCCTTACCCGCACTGGCAAGCTCTTTACCGTTTGCAATAGTTGTTTTGATTATTGCAAATGCACCGTTGATTGCCGCAAGTTCTGCTAACATTAGCTGGTATATCCGCCTCCCCTTCCTCTATAAGCCTTGGCTAACATTTGTGCTTTGCGAGCAGACCATTGACCACTTGCGCCGCCCTTGTTACCAGCTTTGATGCGGTTAAAGAGCGCCTTACGCATTGTAGGTTTGGTATAGTTACCAGCGGCGTTGACTGCCATCAGTACCCCCGCGAGTATGTGCCAGCCGCAGGTTCACGCTTCAGCATGGAAGCAGGTTTCTTCTTGGCGGCAGTTTGTTTTTTAGCGGCCTTCTTTGCGGCGGCTTTTCCAGCTTTGGTGTATGGAAATTTTTTACCAGCTACGTTTGGCATTTATTTACTCCGTGATTTGTTTCTGCCGCGAAGCATTGATTTCTGCTTCTGGTTGTAAGCTCGTTTGGCTCGCGCCATTTTTTTTGCTAATGCTTCTTTCTCACCACGCGGGTCGCTACTGCCCTTTGGCTTTGCCGCATCTTTAGAACGGCTCTCTGCGCCCTGCTTTACAGATTGTGTTACAGAACGTGTTACGCTTTCTTGAGCGCCCTTATTCTTGTTTTTATGGTTCAGCATAGACATCTGTGTTTTGGACATACGCTTATAAGGATTGCTAGATTTACCACCAGCTACCTTGCCTTCAGGCAAATTAATTTTTTGCCCTACACGAATTTGGTTCGCATTCTTAATCGAAGGGTTTGCGGCAATAAGCGCACGCAAGGTAATACCTTTTGATTTTGCAATATCAGAAAGAGTATCGCCTTTTCTAATAGTTAAAGATGCCATTATGCTTTATCCTTCTTGGCTTTGTTGCGTTTAGAAATGGCGGCGGCTTTTGCTCTTGCATCAGCAGAACTGGATGCACCCCACGCCATAAGGGAGAGAAGTTTTCTGGTAGGCTTGCCCTTGCTGTCTCTGTCAGGGCCTTTATTGCCAGCCATGCGAGCAAGGAAGCTGGCTCTGCGTGGGTTGTCACCCGACTTTACAGGAGGCTTGAGCGTGCCTTGCTTGTAGCTATCACGGCCTTTCTGGTTCAATCCGCCTTTCGGATTCTTACCTGCCGAGCGTGTCCATGCTGGTGATGGCATCAACCTAATCCAATCTGTTCTGCAAAAGTTTCAAACCTCTTACCTAAACCACCACCATCTTTCTTTTGGCGGTCATTTCTATCATTGACACTGCCAAGAGGTGTGTAGGTATTGCCCCGCCGTTGGAGGTTCTTATCTTCTAAATATTCAACAGGCGCTTTGATGGTATCAAAAAAGTTATCAAGGAAGCCGCCAGCATACTGGCTCTCAAACTGCTTCTCGAATATCTGTTTGCGCTTGTTGGTCATGCCGCCTTCAAATACAAAGGTGGTGGCATTAGGATTGATGTCGTCATCAAAGTCGGTGTTAACTACCTTCTGGTCTTTTGACAGCTTTATCTTGACGCGCAGTGCATCTTCTCTGCTACTGCCATCTGGGTTCTCTGGCATCAGTTTGCCGCCCATATAACGTGCCACAGGATATACACTGCCTGTTTGATAGGTTTCTTCTGCGGAGGCTACAAACTCTTTCCACCCGCCTCTATCTTGGAAATCATAGGTATCGAACACATACAACTCACCATCTTCTACAGTTACACCAAACTCACCAAGAGAATTGCGTAGCTGGTCGCCAATGGTGTCGATATTGTAGTTATCCTCGAAGATAGATTTATCCCCCAGGATTTTCATCATGTCGTCATAATCGATGCTCTTTACCTGCCCCTCTTTGATATCAGGGTGGAGGTTGGCAACAACAATCTTCAATGTCTCTAGCGCTTCGCCAGAGATGTTGTTCTCGTTTACAACGCCGTCAGAGGGGTCAATAAAGTCGGGGAGCAAAGAGTTCAGAACACCACGCAGGTAGAAGTTCTGATGCTCTGGGAGCGCTTTTAATAATTCATTTAATACTGGCATCGAACCTTGCACCAAAAAATATTTATCAAGTGCAATATCACAGATGCAGTGTTAGAGGCTCAACGCACAAACCTTGCGTGCAGGTACATTAGGAATATAACGATGGTCAGAATGGGGTGCGCTATAACAAACAGCCACACGTTTATTTCCTGATAGGTGAAGCCAGTAGCAGAAGCGGCAAGCTTCAACAACTCAACCCCTGTCCAAAAAATATAATCAATCATCGCTCTCTCCAGTTGCATATATGCTATCGAGCTTTTGTGGCAATAATGTGACTGAGGGTCGGGGTCGAGGGGGTAGGTACCAAGTTTTTGGCCCCCCCCTCTATGATAAACTATCTCGCCGCTTCAGCTTCGTGCGGGCAAGCGAATGCGCTAGCCCGCAGTCTTATAGTACGGGGCCTGCCCCGTTCCGTGTCGGCCCCGTTAGCTGAGGTCGATGTTAACGCTAATGTCTCCAGCGTGCAGGTGCATGTGTCTCTCGGGGGCTTTGAAGCCCGCACGGTCAAGGATATCTTTACTCGCTTCCAGTTGCACATACTCACTCTTAGCCCCTCGAGAGAGTTGCACCAGTTTAGCGGCGGCAATCGTAGCACTCACGCCCATCGTTTCCCCAATCCTCTGCATCATGTAACTCTGCACATGCGGTAGTCGCAAAGCCTTGCTGGCTGTCACTCTCCCGCTATCACCCGAAGCGTAACCAGCCAAGCCCGCCGCCTCCGTGATACTGCATCCATTTGCTACAAGCGCATCAACCAAGGCGGTCTGCTTGGCGGTCAGCTTCTTCCCCGCTGTATCAACATTACTACTCATCATATCATCCTGTACAGTTGACCCCCCCTTGTGTTCCCCCCCTTTATGACCTCTCCCCAAACACAGTGTCAACGCACATAGTGTCAGCATGGCATCTGTGCTTGGTCTGCCTTTACCCCGTTGTCTGGCTGGCGCGTTACCCCCGCTGACTCCTTACCTTCCAGCACTCGCCCAGAGATACAAGGCCAAGCGTTGTCGTTCGCTTCGCTCCGAGCCTTGTATATCTGGTCTTGCCGTGCTGGTGGCGGGCGGATTCATACGCGGGGGATAACCCCCTGCACCATCAAACGGAGATAAAAATGACAGTAGAAAAAGCACAGATTGAAACCATGCTAACAGCTATGTACGGTTCACTGAATAAATCACTAACCAAAAACTATCCTGCAAAGATGTACCTCGGTAGCATGATCAACCAGTCTATCTGGATGAAGAATAATAAAGCTAACGATGCCGCTGAAAAGATTGAACGCATCCGTTCCATGACATCAGATGTTATCGCCAACGAAAGCGCAGAAGATGGTCGAGTAGTTCACATGCCATCTGGAACAGCCGCAGTAGGTTCCCGAAACTTCAGCCAACACAGTGTTGACCAGCTTATGACGTACGCCGAGCGCGATGAACAAGAATCTGAAATACACGCCGACAATGAGAAAGCATTGCGCGGTATATATCAGTCAATCTTCAAAGAGGCGTATCAGTCAAAGCAAGAGAGACAGGCGTCGTCAATGCCATCATCCGATGTCAACAAATGGCTAGCCAAACGAGCTAGCTAACACATACCAATTCCTCCCGAAAGAGGGGCAGGCTTCGATAGCCTGTCCCTTTTTTTATGGTCAAGCAGATAGCCCCGCAATCCCCAGCTAATGAAGGGGTTATCTGCGTGCATGTATAGCGAGCATGTGCCTAATGAATTGAATGAAATGTTAAATAATACTGCATAAATGCACGAAATATACTTGTTAACACTGCATTAATGCACTATATTAAAATTAGCACCAATGAAAACAAGGAAAAATCAAATGCGTAAAATTGTAAAAGATGCTTTCAAATGTGATGAACTGGTTTATCAATTCACACGGATTGATGTAGAAGATGGCGCCCTAAAAACAGGTAGCATGGAAGAGGTAAACGAAACCTATTCCGATGATTACATAATCGGTGAAGCCGAAAACAGAATGGCTATATCAGCCTCAAACTGTGTTCACAAATGCCCAGCTGAAATGACAGAAGATGAGCGCACTCATTGGAAAGAATGGGGCCAGCTAAACGATTTCATTTTTACTCATAAGTGGGAGGCAAACTAATGCGCGCTTCAGATTACGATGCAATCAATCAAAAGATTATCGACCAGCTGAATAATGGGGTTCGCCCTTGGGTCAAATCACATAACAGCGCTGGCGGGGGAATGCCCCTCCGCTCATGCGGCACGCCATACAGAGGCATGAATACTATCATGTTGTGGATGGCTGATTATGATAACCCATATTGGCTGACGTTCAATAAAATTAAATCGCTTGGCGGTTCTGTTAAAGGTGAGAAATCACCAGCCAAAGTTATCTATGCCTCGCAAGTAAACAAAGAGCGCGAGGATGGTAGCAAAGAAAGCTTTGGTTTCCGCAAGCTGACATCTGTATTCAATGCGTCACAGGCAAAAGGATTGCCCGACCATTATTACACCAAAGAAAATATCTTTGCGAATGCTGACGAAAGAGCATCCGAAATAGATGTATGGGTTGCACATACTGGCGCCAACATTGGCACCAAAGATGGCACACCCTGTTATGTGCCAGCCATTGATAAAATCTACATGCCAGACTGGCAAGATTGGAAAGATGCAAACGCATATTATTCTACCTTGTTCCATGAACTAGCGCACTGGACAGGCTCCAGCAAACGCCTTGACAGATTGGATATGAAAAACCGCAAGGGGTATGCGTTCGAAGAATTGGTTGCAGAAATATCTGCCGCCTACCTGATGGCTAATCTCGGCCTGTCTATGACAGTACGAGATGACCATAGCGAATATATAGGCGCTTGGTTATCAGCACTAGATGATGACCACAAATATATATTCGATGCCGCAAGCGCGGCGCAAAAGGCTGTCGATTATCTCTTTGAAATAGTCGCAGTCTCCGAAAACACCAACGTAAAAACAGCATAGAAGGTAAGAAAATCATGCTTAATTTAGCACAGAATAATGTAACATCGCAGATACTCCAGCGTATTGAGGAGCGTCTAACCCGCATCGAAACAAAGTTACACTGTCTTGATGGTGTAACTGTTGCCCCCAAAGGGCAAGATAATCAGCCGCGTACCAAGCTTGTTATCAATGCTGGCAAAGTAGAAGTAGCACCAGCCCAGCTATCAAAGACAGGCTTTGAACGCATCGCAAAGATATGGGATTTCTTTGGTAAAGATAGCTGGTTTAATACTGACACCGCCGCACAGGTTTTGGATTTAACCAGCAAAGATATCCGCAATCTGATTTACCTTACACGCAACACAGATGGTTGGGAGGTAATCGATAAAGATATGCCTAACACTGTGCAAAAACTTTATAAGATTGCGAGGGTATCATCATGAACACGCAACAGCTTGTAAAAGAATTTTCCAAACTGCCACAGGTAACAACAACAATAGATGTTGTCCTGTTGGGCGAAATGCTGGGTCGCAATCTATGGCCTAGTGAATACGCTCAAGTGTTGGATGTAATCTTTGCTGGAAATGACACCGCCAAAGCCACCGCAAAAGCGGCGGCGGATGTCATTTGCGAGCGCAAACTTATAGAGATGGAGGAAGAGTATGAATATTCCCGCGCTTTCTCTGCATAAATCTATGTCGTATAAAGATGCGTTTGAATTAGTGTATCAAACTGTTGAGTTAGATGCCCAGCGTTCAGAACGTGACGCAAAATATTTCGAGGATGAAATAGATAACGACCCTGATTTTTCAGCATCGCATGCCGCAAAAACCAGCAGAGCAAAAGCTTCTAAGTTAAGAGAAGCTTTCGCCGTACTGGCTCGCGGATACTAATCTTAATCGTGCAGGTTTCTAATGACCTGCACGACCAACCCTTTTATTTGCAAATCTTTAATGTGATACACAACACTATCAGAGATGAATTTGTTTTTCTCTGATGTCGCACGCAACACTAAAAATTTATCGTCTTGAATAGCAACAACAGTATCACCAGCCTCATAAGCTTTGTGATTTCGTTTTACTACCAAGATGTCATCAACAGACATTTGAAAATCTGGCCAGCCTACACCTAATTTGTAAGCCTCGACCTCACCTTTAACGCCCCACACAGATATAACCCCTAATCGATTACGCTCAGTATCATAGAGCGCTACAGCATTTACTTCCCCTTGCTGTATCGTTTGATGTGTAAAGCTTGGTGCCGTTCCTGCAACCAACGCAAGCTTCGCTATAGTTCTCGCAGATGGGCAGTGTGCCGCATCTTTTAAAAAGCGAGTAATATTAGTAGGAGATGTTCCTGCTAATGAAGCCCAGCGATTAGCTGACCAACCGTTTTTGTCCATAACTTGGCGCATCCATACCCTGATGCCCCGCACTTCTACGGATTCCATTTGATTGTCCTGCAATAATTGGTGGCGATAATGTACCGCACGATGAACGTTTCCTATGCAATCTTTGGCTGAAAGCACGTTGACTAGCCCTCACTTGAGGTCGAAACACAGATGGCGGAGCATGAGGTATATTCTCCCAATGCCCTGTGCATGTGAAAAGTTTCATATCTTACTCCTGAAAAAAAATCATGCAGTTTTTTTGCACAAACATTTTGTGCGTTTATTGATGTTACTGCAATATTGCATTATATGCAAATGATGAAAAGTTATCTTGAACAATTGAATTTAATCTGCGCCCCAACAGGAATAAACTTGCTTACGTTTTTCAAGCAAGCTGGCGTGCCAACATCCACCTATTACCGCGCCAAAGCAGGGAAGGATTTGCGTCTATCAACAGCAAGGAAAGTTGAGGATGCGATCACATCTTACACACTACACAAATCCAAAACCCAATACGAATAGCTGGCAACAGTTAATAGAAAGCCTTGCCCTACTCAGAAAGAATAAGGGCTATTCACAAGAGGAGTTAGCGCATCGCATTGGATGCCACTCTTCTCTCATCCACAAATGGGAGCAAGCCAAGCGCGTACCCAGCGGGTTCATGTTTGCTTGTTGGTTAGATGCACTGGACGCGCAAATCAAAATCGAAATCGAAAGCCAAGCAAAATAATCTTGGTAAAGCTGCAACCTGTGAGAAATGTAAAACCAGCACGCACTGGTACACAGTCCTCGCCAACAAAGCAATCTACTGTTTAGATTGTATGGAGTATTATGGATGGCAACATCTCAGCGCAGTAAGGGAAGCTACCATGAAAGATGGTGGTGCGAATTCTTCAAAAAGAAAGGCCTCCAAGCGGAGAGGCAACCGCTATCTGGACAGTTGGGAGGCGAATTTGCTGGTGACATCAAACTCGAAACCAAGTTCGGACGATTGGTAGCAGAGAGTAAATACCAAGCAGAAGGGCGAGGGTTTTCTTTCTTAACTAAAACCCACAAAGAACAGCCAGCCGATATCTATCTGCTCAAGCAGAAAGGCAAGCCACATTTTATCTGTATTGAAGTGAGCAACCCATTGGTTGAGAAGTTAATTCGCTGGCTGGGCGGGGAGGAGTAAGCCCAGCCAGCGTATCATACCGCGCATGCAGGAGGTTTGCGCCATCACATACTGCATTATTGCATTGTCTACGTCAACCCTCCTATGTTATACTGCATTTATGCAACAGGAGGATTGATGTTTCATCATATCGCATGGGCTATGAGAGCCGAAACACCAGACGCATTAACGCGCTGGCTATTGGTAGTGTTAGCCGACCATACAAATGAAGATGGCAAGTGCTGGCCTTCACAGGCAACGCTTGCCAAGCGCACAGGTATGGGGCGCTCAACAGTAAATCGCAAGCTGGAAATGTTAGAAGAAGCTGGCCTTATCAGCCGTGTATCTGGCAACCAAACACGCTCGACAGTCTACTATCTGCTAGTACCAGAGAGAGACAACCTAGTACCAGAGCGAGACAAGGTAGTACCAGAGCGAGACAGTAAACTACCAATAAACAATAATACTCTCACAGAAGAATGGGAGCCATCAGAAAAGCTAGTGAACGATATCAATTTAATTGCACATAAATCTAATCAGGAGATAGATCATGTCATTGAAACAGCTAAGTTCATTGCATACCATCAAAGCAACGGACGCAAAATCAAAAATACCACAGCCGCCTACAAACGATGGTGCCTTAACACTATCACCTTCGCAAAAAGAGATGGCGCTCGCCAAACTTCAGGACGACAATCGTTCCCATCAGCGGACGAACATGGTCGAAGATGGCGTAGCTTCATTAGTTCCGCTGGAAATAAAAATCAGTAAAGATTTTGAATTGGTTCGCTACAACATTCCAGCAGATACACCGCTAGATAAGTTGGAAGCCGCCATGCGTAGGGTTGAAGCATCACTTATTCCCCTGCCGCAAGAGGAAATAGAACAGCGCCTCACTGTGATGGCTATGCTTGTCACCATTCCTAAAGATTTTAATGATGAAATCCTCGCCCTCAAACGCAGAGTTTTAGCAGAGAAATTACAGCAATGGCCAGCAGATATACTGCTTGAAGCATTCGATAGCGTTGAGAAGAGTTGTAAGTTCTGGCCTACACTCGCAGAGTTTGCACAGCATTGCGATTGGAAGCTACGACCTCGCAAACTTTTACGCGAAGAACTGCAAAAACGCATTGATTATCGTTAATTTGCATGGTACTGTTGCATATATGCAGGAGATTGTTATGTCAAAATACACAATAACATTAACTGAAGCCGAGGCTAAAGCACTGGTTTCTCTTACTGAGGACAGCATTGTATCTCGCATGTTGAAGCAAAACATTCTCAAAGCTTTGTTACGCATCATCAACAAGATTGAAATGCAATCCGATTGGAGGACGTTCTAATGGAACGTAAAGGTTTTATCGGAGGTTCAGACCTCTACAGTATTATGCGCGGAGATTGGCACGACCTTTGGTTGGTCAAGACAGGGCGCAAAGAGCCAGATGATTTGTCTGGTCAGTTCAATGTACAGCTTGGCAATGAAACAGAAGCTTTCAATATCAACTGGCTTCACCAGCAAACAGGTTGGTTCAGCCACAGCGCTGAAGTAACCCGCAAGAACATTGCCGATGTACCCTATCAGGCAAGGCCAGATGGTATTGGCAAGCATGACCACAGCGATGAGTACGCTATCATTGAAGCCAAGCACACTGGCGGTCACAAGAAAATGTCAGATATCTTAGCCTCTTACATGCCGCAGGTGCATCTGTATATGCGCGTGATGGATATCCATCAAACAGTATTCACTGTCATCTTTGGCAATCGCTGGGAACATTGCGTGGTTGATTACGACCATGAGTTCTGGATGAAGGTACACGCACAGGCGTTTAACTTCTGGCGACATGTGGTCGAGGATACAAGACCCGACACTTATGAAGAGGTCAAGATTGATTGGACGCAGGTAAAGGTTGATGGATTGGTCAGCCGTGATGCTAGCCAAGATAATCAGTTTGTGAATTTAGCGCATGAGTTTGTGAATGCTTCACAGAATATGAGGCAACATGACGCCATCAAAAAAGAATTGCGTTCAATGATTAATGATAACGAGCGTGAGGTGTTCTGCGATTTGCTGACCATCAAGCGTGACAAGCGCGGCGCATGCCGCATCACCATAAACGAAGGGGCGGTTTAGCACACCCGCCCCTTCTAACACCAACTGCACACAAGGAGTATGCAATCATGGCACAAGATAATGTAGCCAAGCTGGAAAAGCAACCAGCCAAAACAGCAATGCCAAAAACTTTTGATGAGGCAATGCTGGCCTACCAACAGGAATCTGTTGTGGCTGTCAAAGACAGCAAGAACCCACACTTTAGAAGCAACTATGCCAGCTTAGAAGCTGTCATCGATGCGGCAGGTGAAGCAAACAAATATGGTTTGTACTTCATGCAACCCCTCGACCTTATCACCTTTGGTGAAACTGTAGTGCAAGTTGTCAGAACTATCATTGTACACACACCATCTGGCGAGAAGCGCGAGAGCCTTTGCCCTGTACGCTCTAAAGATAACAACGACCCACAGAAGATGGGGTCGGGTATCACCTATGCCAAGCGCTACGCATTGCAGTCTGCGTTTGGTCTGCCATCAGAAGATGATGATGGCAACACAGCGGCACAAGCAAAGCCGCAACAACCAACCACCAACAAACCCTCGGAGTTTTAAATGGAATACGATAACACAAATTCTGGTGCGGGGTTCTCTCCCCGCCCAGAGCAAAACATGATCCTCACTGGCAAGATGAACCTGCGCGGTGAAGATATGAATATCGTTTTGGTAAAAGATACCGACCACAAAGGACAGCCAATCATTGGCGTGTTCAAACGTGTCGGCGTTCTGTTTTCCAACGACCAGAAGAAATCAGAAAAAGATACTGATTACTCTGGCCCCATCGAAGATATGCGCCTTGCCGCTTGGAAGAATACATCCAAGGATGGCAATCCGTTTCTATCTTTGAAAGCATCAGAGAAGCAGAACGGTTCTGCCCCTGCCCCTGTTGCACAGCAAACCGAAACAGCAGAGGCGATTGATGATGTTATACCCTTTTGAGGATATCAAAGATAACCTGCATTTAACTGAGCAGGGCTTGCGATATCATTTGAAAAAGCATGACCTGCAATATGTAAAGATGGGTCATAAAAGGTTCTTCACCAAAGAGCAGTTAGATGAATTCTATTCCGCTGTATTTGAAATAAAAGGAGCAAACGAATGCTCACCATCTACAAAAGAAAAGAAACCTTCCACATCCGTGGCACTGTCTCCGATGGTGACAGAGTGGTTACGGTCAGGCGAACTACAGGCCAGACTAACAAACGCAAAGCAGAAGAAATCTGTCGTTATGTAGAGGCCACCATATTAAATGAAATGAGAGGCGGCGTTAGCACGTTGCCTTTCATTGCCGCCGCTGATAACTGGCTGAAGATTAAACAGCGAGGCAATACAGACATATATATTATTGGCAGATTAAAAAAACATTTTGCTGAGTATCAATTAAACCACCTCAACAAAGAAGCTTGGCAACATTTTGTTAGTAGAAATTTATTCGGTAGCAAACCATCCAACATAAACAGATATCGCGCTACTTTTGTATCGATATTGAACAGCGCATCTGTATCGCCAGCCATACCGAAAGAAAAAGAAATCAATGATAGGGTTCGCTTCCTTACCTATGAGAAACAAGAACAACTGCTGGCTGAATACCCAGAGTTTATTCGCCCGCTGTTCATAACGCTTTGCTATCAAGGATTGAGATTGTCTGAGGCGATGCGTCTCCGCCCTCACCATATCGACCTTGAAGCAAACACGCTGTTGGTAGAAAAAAGTAAGAATGGAAAGAGAAGGATTATTCCTTTGCATGATAGGGTGCGAGGGGTTTTAGTCTCCTTACCCTCTCGCCCTATTCTGTTTGCCAACAGTAGCGGTGTACCCTACGCAGATCCGCGCAATGTGCGTGGGGTACACGACCGCACTTGCCGCCGTGCAAACGTATCAGAATTCACAATACATGATTGGCGTCACCACTGGGCATCACGATTAGTTATGGCTGGAGCAACCATGCCTGTGCTAATGAAGCTGGGCGGATGGTCGTCTGAGCGCATGGTACTGCGTTACGCATCTGTTTCAGACCAGCACATATCCGACACACTGCGGAGGTTGAAGTGAAAAAAAGATTGCAAAAACCGTTGCTTATAGATAACGTGTATTTCTTTGGTAAGGGTGAGGTCGCGTGTTCGNNGTTCGAATCACGCTAGCAGCACCACCTTATTTACCATTTTCCCCTTTATATTCAGAGCCTTATGGAAGATATTTTTTCATTTGGTGGTCTGCATTTTTGCAGTATTAATATCAATTTATATAGTTGGTTATGCTTTAGGTTTGCAGGAAATGAATAACTCCGACACAAATCCGACACAAAATTTATATCAACAAATAGAGGTATCTCATTATGAACAACGAAGATAAACCCACCGCATTACATTCGGATGGAAAATACCAGCAGACCAAAGCCTACAATGTTGGCTTTATTGTTGAGATGTTTGTTGAGCGCAAGGTAAGAGCGTTCGATGAAGAGCAAGCAAAAGAACTTGCTGAAAATAGATTTCGTGCAAAGCACCAATCATTTATTCGCAAAGGATATACCGCTGGCGATATTGAACAGGTAACATGTGAGTTAGTTAAATGAGTAACATGAAAAGAGAGCAGATATTAGCAGATGCCGAAGCGGCGGTACGCAACCGTGGCGCGAATTACGGTTCGCCATCTGAAAACTTTGCACGCATAGCACAGCTATGGACAGCCTACACAGATTTTGATTTTGCTGTGGAAGATGTCGGCGTGATGATGATGCTCGTTAAGCTTGGCAGGTTGATGGAGAACCCGCACCATCAAGATAGCTGGGTAGACATCGCTGGTTACAGCGCCATCACTGCTGAAGCGATTGGCGAAACTTTAGATAATCAGCACCCTCTTGAGGGTCAGCAAAGCATTGAACCCAGCTAACAGGAGATGGATTATGCGGGTCGATAACCTGAAGGATAGCTTGCCCAAAGTTCTGCTGTTCAAAACCTTTAACAAAAGCGTAAGTGTCATGGAATTTGTAACCACGCGCACGCGCAAGCCATGCAGTCTTTTTACGCTCCACATCCTCGATATGAGCCAGCCCCCAGTTATGCCTGTGACCGCTTATGTACAACTCTGCGTGTCCCTTAAACCGAGCCATCTTGTTTTGGGCATGCAAAGAATTCCATTGAGAGTGACCCGGCATATCGTGCGCCGCATGTATTCTGCACTTCCTGCCATTAGGGAAGTTGATGGAGATGCGAGCCTCCCAGTCCTCACGCACGGTGTTAAGACCGCACATCCATTTGAGAGGATCACCCGCACCAGACCACATATCGTGGTTGCCGCCAATGAGAACCAGCGGATTCATCTCGCCAATCAACCACTCCACTAATTTCCAAGCAGTTTTATGAGAGGTATCTTGCTCGCCATATAAGCGCCCCAGACGCCCAACCCAGTTGTTCTGGTGGTCGCCTAGGGAACAGCCATAGATGCCCTTGTACGCCTTCTGTAGCGCCAAATGAGAGCGTAATGAATCCCAATCGCAGTGATTGTCATCAATGTGGGGGTCGCCATACCAAAGCAAGCCGATTGGCTGGTCAGATTTCATCTCGATTTCATGCCAATGCTTTGCTTCTTTGTACTCTTTGCGCTTCTTGAAGCGAGCATGAAGCTGGTCTACCAGTACATCTACTGGCAAATCATCTTCTGGCATTTGAGGAATTACAAACTCGCCTGTGTCAGCGGTAGCTTTTTGAAGGTGGCGATGAAAGGTGGACTTTGACATCCCCAAGGCTTGCGCCGCTGTAACGACATTGCCATACATTTCATAGGCATCTAATATATCTTGGTTATTCGGACGTTCCATTACATTCCAACATCATATCTCTGAGTTCTCCACCCCGAATACCTACCTGCTGAAACCACAAACTATCTTCCATTTCGTATGCCACACGATCCCACGCTCTATCTTCTAATGCGGCAATCATTTTCTTAAATCGAGAGAAGCGAGGCCAGCCCATGTTAAAAACCATTGAGGCTACTACGCACTGCGCCTGTTCTGGTAAATCTCTCCACCAGTACAAGCGCTCATCGAGTTCGTTAAAAGTTTTCTGAATATCATCTTCAAGAATAATTAGCGCCGCACGCTCAGAGATAGGCTCAAGTAAATTGTGACCATAACCAATGGTCGGCACGCCTACTGTATCGTGATACATATCTAAACGTAGACCCTCATGTTGGGCTACAAGAGAAGTAAAATATTTTACATTCATTTCTTAAACATCTTTGTCATTTGCTGTACGCCAAAGCTTGCCGCAAATACAACAGCAACAGCATTCTTATAGAAGGACGGCATGGTTTCGAGCGCGGCAAAGCCTCGCTCTACAATATCTTCATGTCCTGTGAATGCTAATATGAGGGGAATAGAAACCAAAATTGTCAGCCATTCATCTTTCCAAGAAGCGTTTGAATTACGCGCTTGTTCAAGATTCCATTCTTGCTCTCCAGCCGCCACACGTTTGGCAACGGCTGTCTTGGCTCGCTGTGTTTCAACTTTGGATTCTACCCAAGAGCCAGCTATATTAGCTAGCGGTGCGATAAATGCTTGTAACATAGCACAACAGTAGTGTGCATATCCGCAGTATTAAACGCACATTTTAGCGAAGTTTAATAATTTTTAGAATAACATACACCAGAGAGGTGACGCCAAGAATTAAGGCTACCCACTCATTAACAGCAGGTAGCCATAGTGGAGCAGAAATACCACCAGTGGCGATGGCGATATCGTTACTATCCATTACTCACCACCCTCTTCAACTTCTGGTGTGAGTGCAACTGCCGCAGTTCTTGTAGCGCCAGCAGTCAAGAAAGATGGTGTGCCTTCACCAGTTTTGAGATGTGGCGGCATAATATGAAAAACAATATCGTCTAACTGTTCCTCTGTCATGGATGAATTAAGCTCAACAAAAGTCCATGAGCCATCACTGAACTGTATCTTAGCCACGTTGTTATTAATTTCTGCTACTGTGTACTGCATTACGCTGTACCCCCTTGCGCTGTTCCATTGTTTGTAAATGTTACGAAAGATGAGCCACGCAGATATGCGCCTGATGCACCACCAGCTACACCAGCAGAGCCATTGGAAGAGTTGCCATTAGCACCCGTTGCGCCAGCCGCACCAGCCGCACCAAAAGCACCACCATTACCACCAGCGCCACCAGCACCAGCATTTGCTCCACCAGCAGAGCCAGAAGAGCCAGTACCAGCAGACTGATTATAACCAGCCCCCACTGCGCCAGAGCCACCAGCCCCTCCGCTTGAAATAGTATTGATTAGTTTACCAATTTTATAGTTCGAAGCTGGATATGATGTACCTGAACCTGACATCAATGGGCCTCTTCTGTAGCTACTATAAGAAGTTTGCCACCAATAACCAGCAACGCCTATATAAGTTGACGCATATCGCAAAGATATTACACCACTATTATAACCCCAGTAATAACCAGATGGATTATTCACAGGGTTCCAGTAATAATTTAATGTTGAATAACTGCCGTTACCACCAGCGCCACCAGCACCACCACCGCCACCCCCTGCTCTGACAGTTCCGTTATTAACAAAAGTACAAGTTACAGCGGCCTCAAAGGCATCGCCACCGTCAGCCCCTACTGAACCACCAGCACCAGACAATGTGCCATTGTTAGTAATGGTGATTGTGCCAGCACCGCCACTATCAACTTCCAATGCTTCTTGTGAAGTAGATGTAGCACCTAACTCTACGCCAGAATTTATTACAATTTCTTTTGGGTAATTAACGCCATAGTCTGCTCCAAACAAATCGGAAGCATCCTGATCTGTTGCACCAGCGCTAAAGGTATATTTAAATCCTTTGGCTGTACCGCGAAAATCATCAAAGGTAAGTACACCAGACGTAGGAACACTAGACGCTAAATTATCAGCAAGATTATCAGCCGCTTTTTGACGGACATGAGAGCCACCTCTATACAAATCTGCAAAACTGACAGCACCAGACAGTCCGTATTCTGTACGGATATCATCTGCTGAAATCGCGCCTGATGCTGATAATGTCATTATGGTGTGCCAAATGCTGTAATGTTATCGAGAGTCACAACAGCACCAGCCGTTGTGATTTTAAAAACCTCAGTGCTGTTGTAAACAAACACCATGTCAGAACCATCTAATGTTGCTGACCAGCCAGTAGGAAATGCCGCTACGTTATCTAACGCATCAGCTTTAACATCGCCATTGGCATCAACAAGGTCAGCTATATCTCTTGCTCTACTCATTAAACAATCCTTTATTGTGCTGGCGCAATGCGTTCAAACATTACATTGGTTCTCATTTTGTTACTTACAAAGCCTATTATGTAAGAAGAAGAATCAAGGCTATCACTACGAAATCTGACTTTTACATTGTTTGTATCTGTTACATTTACAAAATATGAAACAGCAGAAGCACTGTTTTGAGAGCTAGTTTCGCCAGACAACGCTTGAACAACACTAACGTATGATGAGTTATTAGTTGTTACTTGTATGTCTGCCGCCATGTTATCATCGCCATCATCTCTAAACTGAGCAAACAAACTAACTTTGTACAAACCAGTTGAAGGAAAGGTAAAATTACCTGATGAAACAGACATGCCAGTTCCTATTTTAGACCAGCCTGTCAAATTTACTCTTGCCCAAGCAGTTATTACAGAGTTCGCACTATGGCTACCAGTTAAGTACCATTGGTCAGCTTCAGTAACTCCAGAATCAATTCCTGTCAGAGATGAACCATCACCAGTGTATGATGTTGCCGCTACTGTGCCAGTTACAGATACGCCTGAGGATGTGGTGGCTAGTTTTATGGAATTATCGTGGTAAAGACTAACTGCACCATCGGCTTCAAAAAAGCCCATAGTTTCGCCAGTATGCTTGCCAATGGTAACATTACTGTTACCTCTTAAAATCAATGCGCCTGTTCCAGCATCATCAACATAGGAATCATTACCATTGTGATAAATCTGTAAGTCAGACCCAGCACCGAAGATAGCCTTGTCGTTGTCGCCGAAGGTGATATCGTTGCCATTAGTATCAAGGTCTGCGCCAAGCTGGGGAGACGCATCATCAACCAAATCACTAGTAATTGTTGTTGGTTCAAAATCAGATGTGGTGCTGTTATAAGAAAGCACCTGACCGTTTGTTATGCCGCTTGTGTTTACATCATTGGCATCGTTAATGCTAAAGTTTGATAAATTAAACGTGCCATACGCAACAATATCAACTGTATCGTTTAGTGCCGCACCGCTTGCCAGTACAACGGCTGTGCCGCTAGTTGCTGTAAAGTCAGTGCCATCAATTAGTTTAATACCATTGAGATACACATCTACATAACCAGCATCATAGGTTGCGGCAAAAGATGTCTGCCCTGCTGTAGCTGTGTATGTATTGCGTTCAGCAGTACCATTGACAGATGAGCCAGCGTTCTGGAAGCCAGACGAGCCATACACCTTCATTAAATTATTTGTGCTATCAAACCATAAATCACCAATTGTAGGTGAAGCTGGTGCGGTTGAGCTAACAAAGTAGGTATCAGCAAAGTTGTTCACATTTGTAAGATTGTTGGCAACAGTTGTGACGTTAGATGCCACAGCGCCCACTGCACTCACATCAGATGATATACCAGCTACTGTCGCTATATCTGCGCTGTCACCAGCCACTGTAGTTACGTTAGCAGATATCCCTGCTACTGTTGTTACATCAGAAGAGATACCAGCCACAGTAGTTGTATTTGCTGATATACCTGCAACAGTTGTTACATTGCCAGAAATACCAGCCAAAGTGGTTGTATCGGCTGAAATGCCAGCCACGGTAGTTACATTAGCCGCAATGCCAGCAACGGTAGTTACATCGCTGTCAATTGCACCAACAGCATTTACGTTTGCAATGTTGGTGGCAACAGTATCAATTTCTGAAGTAGCTTCGTTCAGGTCATTTGCAGCCGTTTCAATTTCTGAAATAGCTTCGTTTAAATCATTAGCTACTGTCACAACATCAGCAATGTTTGTAGCTACAGTATTAACAGATGCAATGTTAGTAGCCACTGTGCCAATGTCTGTGGCATCTGCGGCAACAGCAGTAACGTCAGATGATATCCCTGCAACAGTTGTTACATTGCTTGATATACCAGCTACAGTAGAAACATCAGATGCTATGGCGGCTGTGTCAGAAATAGCATCTGTTGCTATTGTACCATCTTCAATGTCAGCTAACGTTGAAACATCAGTTGCTATGCTTGCTAATGTATTAACACCGCTTGTTGTTGGGCCAGCTACTACTGCGCCTGTGCTTGAATCAAATGCCAGTACAGTACCTTTGCGGCTGTTAACATCTGGCAACACAAGTGATACCGCTGTATCGTAATCAGTCAGGCGCAGAGAGCGGTCAATGTCATCTTGCAAATCAGCTTGAATAGCAATAATTCTATCAAGACCAGTATTCAAAGAGGAAACATCAAAGGGGCCTGAACTTGGAAAGTCTGTTGTTCGCTCGATATCGATAGAGCGTGTGACAACTACTGTTGAGCCGCCAGATGCGCCTGTAACAGACATAGCTACGGAGCCAGTAGAGCCATCGCCGCCAGTTACAGTGTAGTCTGTAGTCAGCGTTTTAAGCACGCCATCTACATATACATTCAAATCTGCATCAACAAAGAATTCAAATGACACAGTAAAAGTGCTTTGCGTAGCGCCAGCCGCTACAGCATAGGATACTCTGGGGTCATTATCTGCAAGGTTTATAGTCATTTTATCCCTCTATCATGCAGGTTTGCACTGTGCCACGCACAATTAGTAGCGGCTTATTCTATCGGTTAACTCTTTTACATCATCACGAATTATCGGTAGGCCAACAAATGGTAGCCCACGCCTCAATTCTTGAGCGCCATCGCTCATGTTTCCACTCACCAAATCTCTAGCGGCGCGGTAGAAACCAACGCCCAAATCAACAGGCGCACCAAACGGCGTAACCAGCCCATCTACAAAGCGCTCATCTTTATTTGGGCTTACGAACTTTGGCTCAATAAAGAAGTCCTCTGGTTTGTCAGCAAGATTGCCAGCAATCGACAGCCCCATATAGCCGAGGTCGCCATAGATGCCCATCAATCCAGAATGGTCGATTAAACGCGCAATAACATCTGGTGATTCATCTTCGCGGTCCCACCATTTTGCCATGCCCAAGCCAGATTTGATTTCGAATGACAGATAAGATAGCGCAATCAATGCTGTTGCACCCTGTATTCTGTTCTGGCGTGCAGGGTCTAACATAGCGCCCAGGATTTTATTGTTTGCGCCAAACACAAAGTTCATAAAGGTAAACGGTATGGTCATCATGCCGCTTTCCAAGCGCACCATGTTTACACCGCCATAAGATGCCTTCTTATCTATAGCAAACAGATTGGGGTACATCTTACGCATGCCAGCAAATGCAGGGTTATCTTTAACGTAAGTGACGCCATCCATAATTAGTGGACGGTCAAACGCCTGACCCATAACAACAGAGTTATCAGAGTGCGCTGTAACTGCCGCCTGATATCTGCGCTTCATCAAACGGTCTTGCGCTGTAGCGGTAGGCCAGTTGTCTGTGTTGGCAAGGAAGAAGTTGCTACCTTCAGCTTTCTGAAATGGCATATCAGAAATGTATTTTGCTAACTCATCATCGATGCCATAACGATTAAGGTACTCTTGGTCATAACGAGACAAGCGCTTGCCATCAGCCATCTTCTTTGACAGACGGTAGAATTTATCATTGGTAAGAATACCATCAGCGAACTTGAATATAGTGGTGATAGGGCCAAGACCGTTGGCAGTGTACATAAAACGGTTGCCAATCTCTTGCGCTTGCTCAAGCTTGTTTGGCTGTACACGCTTCATGGTATCACCCAATATCTTCTGCTGGGCAAAGTTGCGGATCATATCGAGCGCCGCACCACCATTTTGCATTTCAGATAACAGCTTACCAGTTGACCTGTCTGTAAGCGCCGCTACTGCGGCGCGGTACACATCTCTGTACCCATGCGCTAAAACAATCGTGCCAGCATCAGTAACAGCAGAAATACCTGCACCGCCTAGATATGCCCACCCTGCATAAGTTTTTAAGAACTTAGATAGCTGGTTATCATATCTATCAGGAGAGCGTGAAAGTGCGCCCATCACGCGGTCATGCTCGCCTACAAAGCCAGCGCGTATTTCAGCAATCTCTGCTTTAGACATACGCGCTTTTACTAGCGCGTCTGTAACCTCTTCTAAGATTTCGTCAATGTTCTTGCCATCAAATGCTCTGGCATGCTCGATGCGTCTGCCCATTTGCTGTGCGTAGGTGTGGAATACATCAGGCGTTTTAACCAGAAATTCTTCTACCTGCCATTCTTCAAGGTCTGTTTTGCGGTGCCGCAAATGCTTGGTAGAGCCAGCTACACCAGAGGCACGCGCATCTTCTAACTCTTCTGCCGCTTCTTCAAGGATGCGAGCGACAGTAGCTTTCGCGCTCTTCTCAGGATTTGGCAAACCTTTATTGGTGTAGTGGTCTATTAGCGTTTGTGTAAACTTCTCACGCGCCGCATTATCACCATCCAACAAAGCTTTATTGTAATACATCGCAAACCTAAATGATTTGCGGGTAGGTGTATCAAGCACGTTCTGTAGATTATCCAGCTTGGTACGCAATCCAGCCATCTGATTATCTAAATCATCACGGTACTTTGCTTGCTTTGGTGTAGCGCCGCCCTTCGCTTTCATGGAATCTTCAAGGTCGGCAAGCTTCTTAGCTTTTTCATCTACAAGCTTTTGCAGCTTGTCCATTTGTTTTTTAATGCGTGCATCATCACGCAACACGCCAACAAAGCGTGCATCTTCATCAAACTGTTTAAAGAATGTGTCGAACTCTTTAAACGCTTGCTTCTGCTCCTTGGTAGCGCCATCAAGTGCTTTGCGCTTGACTGTAGGGTTTGGATTATCCTGCCGCATGTAGCGCGTAACAGTATCCTCAAACCAATCGTTAAACTCGCCAGTAGTGAATGTTAACTCATTGGTATTGGTACCAAGAAAGCGAGCCTGTCTGTGACCATCAACCTGCATTCTGTGCAGGTCTTGAAACTTCTTCATATATTCGTGAGCATAACCTTCATAGGTCTGTGCCATTTGAGAAACAGACTGCGGCGCTGTGGTATCTGCACCACCTTTTAGATTGATAGATGAGTTGAAGTTATATTTCAGCGCCATCTCTTTTACCACTGCTGGCACTCTTGGATTGCTCAACATGCGCTGAAAGTAAGAACCAAATGGGTTTGCTACCTTTGCATCAAACTTTTGCTCGTCACCTACTATGGTAGGCGAGCCAGCATTCTCATCAGCAAACAGGGGCGGTACATCCTCGCCCCTTGCCATGCGGTTAATCTTGTTAGCAGAAGATTGAAAGAATGGTTTGGTAAATGATGCGCCCTTGAGTGCGCCGCCAAAGAAGCCGCTAAACACAGCGGCGCTTATAACATTTGTTTCGCTCTCAAACGGTGCATCAGTTTGAGCAAACGGAGCGCGGCGTGCTTCAGATGCCAGACCATAGGCGGCACCTACTTTACCAAAGTTATAAGCAGACTTGGCGATGGTGGAGCCAAAGGTAACAGCGTTAAGCGCAGGTACAAATGCAGTTACGAACAGCGGGTCAGCGATGCCGCCAACTACCTGTGCGCCAAAACTTGCACCTGACATCTTGCGTTTGCGGAGCATTTCATTGTCAATGCGTTGTTTTATAAACGCAAAATGCTCACTATCTTTTGCTCTTAACAGTTCTTCATAGTAAGGCAGATACTCATCAGATATGTTTTCGATGGGGTCAAATGATGCATCTCTATCGCGGAAATAAAAGTTTTTTGTTTCCTGAACAGATTCAACCATCGGCATATTATTATATGCGGCAGTGGCGGCAACACCCTCCCAAAAACCAATAGGGGCGGCCTCTCTTAAATCATTAGGAACAGATACAAAGAAATCACGCTGATTAAGGTCTATCATATTTAATAGCCCCTAGCTGTTGAAGCAATGTCATCTATTGTGTCTGCATCACCAGAATCGATACGCGCTCTCTTATCAAGTCTACGCTGTTGTTCTGCACGCATTTGTTTACGAATGTTGGCATTTGAAGTGCGGGCATTTCTTGCTCTGGCTTCTATGATAGATTGCCCATTTGCAATAATAGCCTTGCCACCTGCCATGATTGGCATCTTGTTATTATCAACAACAATATATTCAGGGTTAACCATACCAGCCCGAGGGTCAGGTATTAGGAACGCATTCTTGCCCAGTTTGTAGTTGCCGTCTGCCAACTCAAGCTTGAGTGCAACACCAGCCTTAAACATTTCTAATTCTGTTTTATCAGGATAGGCTTTCTCTGGTGCAAAGCGGGTACGCTCATCGCCAAATGTAAACGCAGATTTACCAAATACTTTGTTGCCAGACTGAGTGAGAATATCGCTTGCCACATCCTTGCCATGCATCAGCACCAAATCTTCTGCATAGCGCATGTGGAAAGTACGCTCTTCGGAAGTGGCGTTTGAAGGCAGATTATCTATTACAAAATCTGCAATGCTCTCTTCGCCAAGCTGTTGTTTTAAAAGAGCAGAACGGTTAGGCGCTATTGCTAACTCGTTTCTTTTTTGAAAATATTCTTCAAAGCCTGTTACCTTTACGCTGTTGCGATAAGCAATCAAAGATTCCATTCTGGTTACGGTATCTTCACTCAAACCTCTGGTAACTTGGTTGTCGCCGCTACCATCGCTGTTTATACGCATTGTAGATTGACGATACAGGTCAAGCGCTAATGGCAACTGCCCATTGTTCGCAAGCTTCTCTAAATTATCTTGGCTAAATACATTCTTAAACAGCGGTGGCATATCGCTATTGTTATGCAACCATGCAGATTGCAGTGCTTTATGCTGTTCTGTTTTAGGGTTAAGAATGTTAGGCAGATCATTGATGATATCTTCAGCAGTCTGATAGCCCATCTGCCCTAGATAGTTTTCCATCTTGTCAGTAGAAACTAACTGCCCCTGTTGAAGCTGGAGCGCTGTCGCCATCGCCTGACGCCCTGCCGCTTCAGTTTTTAAAATATCTTGCAAATTGTTTTCGATAACAGATAAATCGCCAGCAATAATACGGCGGCTCTCTGCATCTAAAAACTGCGGAGATAACATCTCTTCAGTAAAGCCAGCTTGTTTTAACAGTGCTTTGTTGGCATCAGACATGCCCTTGAGATTACCATCACGATATGCACCCTCTAAACTTTCTAGCAAAGAGGCCGCTTTCATCGCGCCACTAACGGGGTCTTGAAATTGCGGCAGGTTTTTTACATTGTTAACGGTTCTGGTCATCAGAGCGCCGCCATAAGCCCGCCTGATGCGCTTCTTCATTTCTGTGGCACCTGACACCGACAACCTATCAGGATGCTCTTCAGCGAGTCTGTCAACGCGAGCAAGAAGGTTTTGGTAATCTTGCCCACCCATACCTGCGCTTGCTTCACCAGATTCAACAGAAGCGGCAACATCCAGCATGTCACTTTCAATCAGAGAGAAATCGCTTTTGAATGAAGCTTCATCTTCTGCATTTACTTTATCTGCATAAAGTGAGGCTGTGTTTTCACCAGCAATAACAGCGCCAGTGTCGAGCGTAAAAGCGGCGTGGCGGTCGCCTACTGCTTCAGCAGTTTTTGTAACGTAAGCGCTATATGCTTTATCGAAACCATCTGGGTCGTTTGCATGGTCAGCACGCAAGCGCGTTGCTTGGTTCTTCATGTCTAACAGAATTTCGTTGCGATACTTTCTATCCAGCAAAGGCTGTGCAGTTTTGGCAGCAATTTTAGAAATGCCAGCGGGAAGCTGTCTGTATTCTACCTGCCCTGCATCATTGCGAGTACGAAACCCTGCGGCAAGCTCTTCGCCTTTCAAGGTTTCTTCAGCAACAGCTTTATCATAAAAACCCTGCATCATGTTTGCGCCGAGGCGCTCTAGGTTTTCACCTGCTTCTACGCCAGCCCTTGATGGGCTGACGATGCCAATAGGTTTATTAAACCCCTCTTGCCTCTGTAATCTTTGTATCTTTGCCATTATGTAATTTCCTGATACCTATCAACTGCACCAATCAGCGTGCCGATATTGCTAGTAAACGCAGAGCGCATTGCTTGATTGCCAGCCGCGCGTGCATCCGCCGCCGCAAATCTTGTTCTGCTTTGCTCTAACAATGTCTGTGTTCTGGCTCTGCCATCATCTGTTGCAGATTTTTTCTTCTCAGCTTTAGTAAGCGCTTTTACAGAACGGTCATTAGACCCACGATTGTTTACGGCCATAATTGTATCGTTAATTGACAGCATAGTTTGCAGACGGTCTTGGCGTGCATTGTGTTGTTGTAATGCCTCTAACGCTTGAAACTTTGCGTTTTGCTCCTGCTGTGCCGCAATATCCTGTTGACGTCTGCGCTCTGCGCTAGCCGCCTGTTGTCTGCCGTACATTTGGATGCCAGCACTAGCAATCATTAAATAAGGATTACCGAACATTAGAATGCCACCTCTGCTATCAAGCCGTTAATCTGTAAGGGCAAGGGAGCGCTTTGAGAAATAGTAACCCTTGGGTCTTTAGAATACCCAAGAGGACGAAACTCCTTCTTGCCTGTTATCTTGTCGGGTGCTGAACCAATCGAGAAGTTTACATTACGGATAACCATATCGGTGCCATTAACTGACACGCTCAATGTTTCGTTTAGATCTAAATCAACCATAGAGATGCGCCGCGGGCGTGCAGTGAGGAACCCGCCTTGCACCTGCCCATCGACAGGAAGGGTTTTTAACTCTGGTGTAAACTTGTACCCAGCCTGTACTGTGCTTGATGTTTTAACAGCGCTTACATCTAACTGACCGCCAGCAACAGTAAACTGCCCTAGATATTCATCGCCATCTGTTACATCAACAACAGCGCCATTGGCAAAGTGAGAACTGACAGTGAACACGCCGTTGGTGCCAGTGAACTCATCAGAAAAATCTGTATCTCGAGAGCTAGTAAATCTTTCTAAAAATAATTTATCTGTGCCAGAACCATCATCTCGTACAGATACAGAATATAAATCATCTTCTACAGAACAGATTGAATGGAACTTGCCAGCAGTATTCCAATCTACCCATCCAGCACGCTTCTCATTGCGAATACTGTAATACACAGAGATGTTGCCATCATTCATTAAAAAGAAAGCGTAGGCCCCTGGTCTGTCCAATGAACCCTTTACAGTAGCAAGCTGAATAGGAGATTTAATCAGATGAGAGGACAACAGAGATATCATATTGCCTGTGTAGGCACCTTCTGCATCTGAGTAGATATACTCGCGCACAGCAGATCCAGTTGACTGCACAAACATAGTTGCACCATCAATAGATTGTGGGCGAACAAAGCCTGTGCCGAATGGCGTCTGTGAAGATATCTTGGCGTTCTCTGGTGTTACAGGCTCGTCTTGAAAAGAGGGCAGATAAAATTCTGAACGAGAAGCAAAAATTTGAAGATCACGATTAGAAACCAGATGCCTAATCCTGTTCGTCTGACCAATGTTTGCATCCAAATCCAGAGCATCGCTTGCTTCTGCATTCCCTATATCAAAGTTAAAATACTGGCTGGTTACTGACCCCCACAGCCCGTCTGGTTGCGATTTCGTACCACCAAACCACAATCTATCTTCGTGAAAGGTAACAGCCGCAGGGAAGCCCTTAATCGAGGAGTATGATTGCTCATACCATTCTGTTGTTGCCGCGCCTGTTTCAATGGTTGGAGAACCACCACCGATAGCACCGCTTGTTGCGTTAGCACC